TCGGCTGCAACAAGCGTCCTTACGGCTCCATTGAAGTCCCCTATTTCGTTGTACAGCCGTATTGCGTTTTCATAATCTCTCACCCAGGGCGGCTTAGGATAACTCAGGGCGGAAAATCAGGATAACGGGGGCGGATTTTTTAATATCATAATCTGATAGTCCTCTATCATAATTTAATAGTTGCGAATGAGGAGTTCGGTCTTCGTTGTGCGTTTTCCTGGGCCCCGGATGCTGTATTTTATCTTGAGTTCCTCGATCGAGAACCCCTTGTACAGCTTCCGAACTTCAGGGCAGTCGTTATAACTCAACATCCATTTCCCCTTCGCTTTACGGAGGCACTCCGCGAGTCGCTCATGGTCATCTTGCTCGAAACCGTACTCGTAATACTTGCCAGGCAAGCAGTACGGGGGATCGAGGTAGAAGAACGTGTGTGGCCGGTCGTAGCTCTTCATCAGGCGTGCGAAGTCCAGTCTCTCGATCTTTACCGCCTTGAGGCGCTTATGGGCCTCCCAGATGCGCTCCTGTAGCGTTTCGAGGTTGAACCTGGGGCGTCTCTCGGTCGCCGTGCCGAAGTTCTCGCACCTACTACCGAAGCTGTTCTTTATTATATAATAGAAACGCACGGCTCGAGGGAGCTCCTGGAGTAAGTCCGGGGGCGTTTTCAGGAATATCTCGAATATCTCACGGCTGACCAGCAACTTCTCGGCCAGAGCTATGAAGCCTTCAGGGTTGAGTTGCGCCTGCATCCAGAAGTTGATCAGCTCGCCGTTGATGTCGTTGAGTACCTCGGACTTGCTCGGCTCCTTACCGAACAGCACCCAACCCGCGCCGGCAAACACCTCGACGTAGCATGTGTGCTCCGGGATCCGCTCGATTATTTTCTCCCTGAGTTGTCTTTTCCCTCCCACCCACGATATCGGCGATTGAATCAATTTAACCTCCTGTTGTGCCGTCGACGGAGCCGATATACCATATCAGCGCCGGGGGCGTCCCTTACGGGTCAGGCGCTGCTACGCCTGGTTTGGGGGAGGCTTTTTCTCCCTCGATGCGTTCTCGGCGCCCTTTATCCTGTCTTTATTCGCGCCTTGAAATATCTGTCATGGCCGGCGATCTCCGTCCAGACGCTACTGGAATTTTTCCAACTCGGAACGCCGCCACCATAAGCGTCGGAAGCTCTACCGTTGAACGTCCAGCCTATATACCCAATCTTGCTAAACTTCAGCGCCCAGGCGTACTGAGCGCCTTCCGTCAACTCTATTTGCTCCGCGCCTGAAAATTTATAGACCCAATTACGCCTGCCGTGATTTTTCCAATCGTTTACCACTTCGCTCGTCGCCAACGCCGCTCCGGTCGGCAGGCCGTTCGCATCGGTATTATATAATTCCAGGTACGTCGAAACCCAATACTGTGGCGAACGGTACATTTTGAGTGTTATGCTTTGGATGTCCCCGGTAGCGGGCACCTGGAAACTTTGCGCTTCGCCATAAGAATCGAAGCCGCCGCTGGCCCCAACCCAATAAGCGGACCCCGACAAAAACGGGAACGGCTCTAAGTCGTACCATGATTCTATTGGTGGAATATCCACCCACTTCTTGCACTTGACGGTTAGCTCATGCTTTTGTTTATTGTCCACTTTTCGATTCATGCCCAACACTGTATATATTTCACTCTCATCCAGAAACGGATCGTAAAGCTCGACCCTGGATCCCAACTGAATTTGCAGAATCTCGGGGTACCTGTTTTTTAATGTGAATGTCACCCCGGTTTTCGCGCCCTTCAACAGCTCGAGCATGTAGGCCGCAACGCCTTTTGCGTATGTTTCGGTCGGCATCAGTTCGTTGTCTACCTCTTTATCCAACTGGCCATGATAAGCGATGCTGAGTTCATCCGTTTCCGTTGCCCACAAATCGGTCGGATATTTAACGCGAATCCGATTCTTGAGGCCCTTCAGATCGTACTCGAATTTATAGGCGTCCAGGTCCAAAAGATCAAAGGAAAAATTGGGATCGCTCGAACTCAACCACTGGTTGCTCTTGAACTGGTAAACCCCTTCGCCATCGACAAAGTGGTGGTGCTGACCCACCTCGACGCACTTGTCCAGGCTACCCTTCGCTTCTTCTTCATCCCAGGTAACCGTAGCCATGATCGTCTGGTCGGTATCGTCGACCGAGTACTCGCTTGCGGACAAGCCGCAAGCCGCAAGTATCGCCTCGACGATCTGCGAAACCTTTTTTGTGGCCTGTTGCCCAATGGAAACTTTCCTTTTTTTCAATGGATAAAAAACGTCATTTACGGATAAGTACAGACCTCCGTTTTTGAATTCCAGCGCGGGCCGCATGCGCGTAATATAGCCGGTAAACAAAGGATGCTCGGCGCTCTGCTCGACAAGACGCCAATAATCCATTTTTAAATGGCCGTGCGATATGGTGTCCGCCGTTGAATATGTATAAAAATAAATTCTTAACCAATCGAGGTTGTTAATGTCCGGCGAGCCGTATTGGGAAAAACCCGATAACGCTGCGCCGATATCATTCCATCCATTTTCAAGCTCGGCCCGACTGAAATTTTTATAATAATGATTGCTTGAATCATTCCCGATAAAAATACGAACGGAATTACTTTCGAGCAACTCATTTATATCGTAGACATAGAGCCAGACTTTTAATGTTTTCCCATCGCCATCATATTGGGAAGACAAGTCCCTGGAATACCCAAAATAAGAAGCGCTTGTTCCCGACTTGCCCATATCGACGCTATAGTCGCCCTCTTTTTTCTCTGTCCCGTTTTGTGTCGGCTCGGTCGCTTCAGTCGATTCTTCCCAATCGGGAACCTCGCAATCGTCCACCGTTTCCGCTGTATCCGCCAAAGCTTTTATCCTGATTTTCTGATATAGCCTGAGGTCTTCTTCGGGCGCGTATTTCCTGGTCTTGTTCTGCAACGATATATCCGCGCTGCCCTCCTTGTATTTCCCATCGACATCCGACTTGCCCGTCTTAACGGCTATATCGAGCACGTCGTCTGTCAGGTCGGTAACGGTTTCAGAGCCTTCTTCCAATATCGTCCAGCCGATGAGGAAATCGCCGCCGAGATTGTACCAAGTTCCGGACCTGCGTTGATACATGGCTCCGTCCGGATATTGATTTGAGTTCGCGTCGTATATTCTCCAGAAATTTGTAGCGTCATGAGCGCCGGTCCTCCTGAACTCGATAAACCAACTGGTACCGGGTACCAGGTAAATTTCAAAATCGAACGTAAAGCCGCCCCCGGCCTGGCTCGGAAAACATTCGTTAATCGATTCGCCTATCAACTCGCCGGGCGATCCGCTGTCATCAAGGTATATGGCGCACTTCAACGTGTCTGAAACCGAAGCTCCCACAACGCGAATATCGGCGGTTATTTCAGTAAGAATACCCGCATTGGTCACTTTGAATGTCTGGGCCATGCGTTCCGAATTGGAATCGGGAGAACCGTAAACGTCCTGGTACGCGGTGGATGGATTCACCCCTGTGTTATATTCCTGTTCATTATCCAAAAGAACTTCCGCGTATTCGATCTTAAATTCAGCGTCCATGTCGTAACCCCCGCAACACAAAAGAACGGCAAACAGTAAAAGCGCAATCCTTCGCATGTCTCATCCTGCCTGTTCCTCTTCAATATATCTCACTATGGAGCGAGCAAACTCACGGCGTCGCGTGGGCGTCGTGAAATCCGCCTCGCTGACACTGATGTTGATGGTGGTATTGTAGGCGGGCGCTGGCTCGCTTAGCGGGTACGTGAAAAAAGGCTGCCTTTCCAATTCCGCCGCTTCCCTCGCGCCGCCGCCGCCCCTGCCGCCTCCGCCTCTACCTCCGCCGCCTCCACCACTATCTGCGCTTGCGGCGCCTTCGAGCTTCGAGGCATGAGCCATCATGGCCGCGCCGACGGCCAAAGACATCCCGGCAACTATGCCATATAACTGTGCGGCCTTGAGCGCCATCGGGTCTTTAAGTAAGAAGAACTCGGCCAGCGCGAATAACGCTTTCACCGCCGCCAGCTGCCCAAGACCTAGAATCGCCTGGGCGACCATTCTATACATGGCGATCCCGAACGCTTTCAGTGCGCCTTCCTCCGCCAGCATCCACGCCGTTGCGGCCTTTGCCATCGCCATGTACCCATCGCTGATTATCCGCTGCGCAGCATCCGTTGACCAATTGGCCATGTCATCCCAGAATTGTTTTGTCAATTCGGCGTTGGTTTGCGCGGCGGATCCGTGTCTTTGCATCGCCGCCTGGAGCGAATCCATAGCGGTAATCTGTCTGGCGACTCCATCCTCTATTTGAAATAAGTTCACCTTTCCGAGGTTGTCCTGTATCTCGAACAACACGCCTTCGGAAGCTTTCGATAAACCATGAAACTTCTGTACAACATTAGATACCGAAACGGCCACTTTGCGCGCCGCTTCTTCCGCCTGTTGCGCAACTTGATTTATTTTCTGTCCGGCTCGCGCTGGCGGTTCGTCCCCCTCTTGCGATGCCCCAGTTTTTTTAGGCGCTTTTTTTGCGACCGCTGCTGGTACTCTATCCCACATCTCCGCCGCAAGCGCGTCGACTTTGGCCATTTCCTCTCTCATCTTGGCCAATGCCTCCTCGGCCTTCGCCGCCCATTCAGCTTCGGTTTTTATGCTTTTGGTAACCGACGCGCTCGTATCCTCTAACGATTTTATCCAACCGTCCGGGACAAGCTTGTCCGGCATTTTCTTTAGCGCATTCGCCAACGATATCATCAGGCTCGCAAGCGCTTTTTTTACACTGTCAAATGCTTTGGTGAAGGCCCACGCAAGACCATTTGCAGCCGCCTTCGCGTAACCTTTTATTCCGATCCACACTTTCATAAATCCGCCGGCCAGAGATATGCCCAGGCGGCGAACGAAATCGAATTTATTCGCCAGCATTCTCCCTATTTCCCACCCTACAACAAAAGCCGTCAATGACAACAGCGCCGTTTTTATGGATTTTATTCCGAAAGCCGCCGCCTTGGACGTTGCCGCCACTTTTGTCATGCTTGCGCTAATAGCGGTTAACGCAGCCTTAACCGGAGGCCCTATTGTCATTATTGCCGTCAACGATACGCTCACGGCGATAAGCAGCGGCGCTAAGTCCGCCGCTTTTTGTATCAGTTCCCCATGCTTCAACGCCAGTTCTGAAATCTCATGTTGAATTTTTTGCAATATTGAATAACTATCGGCGTGAATGTCCGCCAGGTCTTGAACGACATCGCCGCAACCTTCCACCGCATCGGTATATGTTTTCACCTGTTCTTCTGTAACGCCGAGTATTTTATATAACTCTTCCAAATTGCCTTTTGATTCAGAGACGGCGGCAATAAATTCAGACCGGGCGGTACGGGCAGACATGCCAAGCTCGTTCGTAAGCACACCTACGATGCCCGCAGTATCGTTTATATTCATGCCCATTTCACGAAGGTCGGGTCCGGCCTTATCTATAAACGTAAGGAATTCTCCAACGTTCATTGTGGTTTTCTTTATTATAAAACCGAATGCCGCTGTCGCTGTTTCCTCTTTTCCTATTTCGATCCCCATGCCCTTTAATGCAATACCGGCTTTAGCCAACATCACGGCGCTTTCGCCTGTGGCGTCCCCCACTGTGTCCCAAAACGTGGCGTATTTTTTTAATTCTTCGCCCGTTTTTAATCCCTGCTTACCGGCTAACTCGAAAAGTTTTATCGCATCTTCAGTGGGAAAGGTTACGTTAGCGGTATCTATGGTAAGTTGACGCAGGGCCTTGGATGTCATACCTACAACCTCTGCGGCTTTTTTGAGCGCTTCATTTTGCGCAGCGGCCTTGCGGCCCACGGCTTCGATAGCCGCGCCCGCCGCCGCAGCGCCCACGGCAATGCCCTTCCAGTTTTCCTTAAGGAACTGGCCCGCCTGTCCTCCGGCGGACTGCACATCCCGGAAAGCTTTTGACGCCATATCCCTGGCGGTTATCGTTATGGATACTTCAGGCATTATCAGTCCTCAGAATTTAGGCTTTAGGCTTCAGGCTTTAGGCATCAGGTAAGAATTAAGAAAAGAACCCTCATGCCTTAAGCCTTCGTTGTCGCTCCTCGAAATGTTTTTGCCAGACCATTACCGTAAACTCGAATTGCGCCTCCGTAAGATCAGCTATTTTCGACTGGAGGCGGTGGCCCGTTATCATCAACAACGCTAAGTCCTGTCCGCTCGCTGTCTCCAGGAAAGGCCGCGACATCGCGTGTCGCCACCCCCGAAATCAACCTGATCTTTATGTAAATCGTATCGAGCACCCGGTCGGGCACGTCCAATTTTTTTATATCCTCGACAGTGACCTTCTCGTCGCCGACGCTCAGGCCGCAGGCCAGCGTCAAGTTGAACGCCTCCGCCTGCGCCTCCGCGAGCTTCTCGTGATCGATCGTGACGTCGACGTCCGGATCGCCGCCCCGTTGCATTTTCCTACCCTTGCCGCTGGCGTTCGTTGTCGCGCCTCGGTTTTCTATAGCCGCGATCCGGTCCTTCTCGCCCTTGGTCAAAGGCCGCACTTTAAAAACTCCCACTTCCGTCTCGACATCCTCGACGTGCTCCTTGCCGTTGACGATCAGCGACTTCACGGTCACATGATTCATTTCTTCACTCATGGATTCCTCCTTGTTTTTTTGAGACAAGGGATTTAAATCCCTTGTCCGCTATTCGCGTTATGCCGGATACGTCCGGTCCCACGTGGCCAGAGTCTGGCACACGAATTCGATCATTTTCTCAGTCGTCGAATCGTAAAGCGCCTTCAATGAAAGGGTCTGTTCGAGCCGGCCGCGACCGCTCGGCGTGTGCGGCACGCTGCTTATCAACATCCTGGGTATCTCGCACACTACGTCGCCATAATCGCCCGCGTCGAAAGTCACCTTGCCCTGCTTTTCCTGAGGCGTCTCCGTCGGCCCGGTGGAGCCTCCCCAGAAGTCCTCTTTGTGTGTCATGTCGTCGAACTTTATTTTCAATTCCGCCGACACGTCCAGCCCGGCGCAATAAGCCCGCTGCGGATAGCGGCTGTTGAGGCCAAGGCCGCCTTCTCCATCGGCGTTATTGCCGATGTCGATTTTCAACGAGTCCACGTCGGCGGAGATGTCCACATAGGCGCCGCCTTTATCGGCGTACTCGAATTTGACCTTATGGAACGCGACGGGGAACTCCGCCACAAGCAGGAGATCGATCATCTCCTTGATGGTGTCCTTCTCGTCCTTGCCTCCCGTAACGTCAACGCTCAGTTTGGCGAGTTCTTTTTCCACGGAGATCGATATCGAGTTGATAGCGCAGCCGGGGAACACGTGCTCGTAAAGGTCTTTGCCAAGCTCGAACGTTTCGCTCGGCAACTCGACCGTGTTCTGCGGCGTAATGGTGTGCTTGTACTTACCGTGTGAATAGTCTCCCGTATGCGCCTCGGACGCGCCGAGGCCGGTCACCGCAAACTCGCCCGTGATGTAATCGATATCGCCTATTGCAGTTCCGTTCCGATACGAGTGATCGAATCCGTAAGTTGTGGATTCGGTCAGGCCCGTCAAAGCGTACTCGCCCGTCTGGTAGTCGATAGTTCCGGTTACTCCCGAAGCGGCGTCATCGACTACAAGACCCTTGCCGTCGTCATGCGCGACGAGCGTCGGCGAGCCGGCAGGGTCGGAATAAACCTTCAGGCTGCCGGGCACAGTGGGCAAGTTGCCGAGCGCGCCGTCCTGGGTGGTCTCGCCCGCGTCCGTGGTGAACGTGTCGCCCTTCAACACTTCCGTGGTGGCGAATATCTTTCCGAACCCGTTATCGTTCGCCACGATATCCGGTCCCGTGTCCTTGATAACAAGCGATCCGAAAGTGTCGGGCGTGTTGCCGAGCGTGCCGGAAATGTCGCCCTCTGCGTCCGTCGAGCCTAGCGCTTCGTCCGTAACGTCCGTCACGTTCGTCTTGTCCGACGATATGGTCCCGAGGACCAGCCACAGTAGATACCACAGCGTGCTTACGTCCACGGCCATCTCGAGGCCGCCCGCGCTGATATAAGCGCCTGGGACGTAACGGCGCGCGTATCGGCCCATGCCTCCCTCGAAGTGGATGTTCGGATCGCTGGGACTGTCCAGGCCGCCGCTCGAAATATCCACGTGGAACCGCGCGGCCTTCTTCGCGCCGAAAACTTTTTCCTTCGCCACGCCCAGGTACCGTAAAATTTGAACTGCCATTTTCTTAAACCTCCTTTTATCCGCAGATTACGCAGATTTCACAAACATGAAAGTTTTAGAATCTGCAAATCTATGCAATCTGTGGATTCTTTATGCTTCTCTTGTTTCAAACCTTATTTCGATCTCGACGCCCGCGCCGAACATTGCCGCGTCGTCCGTTACTTTTTCATGGCCCGGTATCCAGCCTGTCCTTACCAGGTCGATATCCAGGCCGCCCAACGTTCTATCTGCCAGCAGGCTTGCGCTTGCGCGAAGCGCTAATTCCTCCGCCTTCTCCTTGCCCTCTTCCGGCTCGTAAGTCTTTATCACGCCGAGTATCAGGAACTTGAGTTTCCACGTTTCGTTAAGCGCAAAGCTGGTGTCGTCGATGGGAGACTTCATCGGGACAACCCACAAAAGGGGCGGCCGGAATTTACTTGATTTTTGTTTCGAGCCGACAACAACTTCGTTCACGGTTATCGCCCCGTAGTCGGCGGCCTCGAGCGTCTCGACCAGCTTCTCCTGGATGGATTTTATTCGATCCCACGTATTCATTTTTGACGGCGGACAGGCCCCTCGACTTCGCTCAGGGTAAAAATGTCCACCCTCCTATTGTTTTTTACTTCATACTTCATGCTTTACACTTCATACTTTCTTTAATTCGCTCCTATTCGATCCAACGCCATCTCGACAAACTCCTCGACTCTCCCCCCGGTGGCCTCGAGCGCGCGGTCGACAAACGGGTTCGGCCTGGTCCCCGGATGGAGCACCGCCTTGAAGAAAACCCACTGGCCTATTTTCTCGAAATAAAAATAAAGCGCCTTGCCGCTCGGCTCGATCCAATGAATGGCCGTGCCGTCGTTTATGAACCGCCAGTAATCGACGCCTATGTCGATGGAATAACTGAAGTCGTCCTTTTTGTTCGGCCCATCGAACGAGTCCCGCAACGTTCCGGTTTTTACCGGAGCTTCACGCTTCAGGTTTCCGTAGGCGTCCGTCGCCGTCAATTCGACCGCATACGAAGCCGCTCCGGGAAACTGCGCCACCAGCTCCTCGATATCACTCATGTCCATTGTGATTTCACTCATCGTAAAACACGCCCATGCCGAGAGTTGCGGGCTTCGATTTTTTATATAGTTTCAGCAGCGCTTTAACGTCGTCGCTAACGACTTTATCCTCGAGGAGCTTCACGTTGTATTCGCCGATTTTGATTATCGGCGACTTCCGGCGCTGGATCGCCAGGCCTACCATGTTGCTCACTATACGCATGCAGGCGTTCTTTATGCCCTTGGGCGCAGTCGCCCACGTCCGGTTGCAAAACTCATTGATATATTGAGTGGCGTCTCTGAGCCAGTCCTCGAGCAAAACATCGAGGTCTTCCGCGTTGTCGCATTCGAGGTCGCCGTATTTTACGCCAGTGTTGTTTCGGACATCGGCGGCGGTCGCATAATAATCGGTCCCCGGGAACTCGAACTCTATCCAGCCGACAGGGTGCTTGTACTGATTCTGCGCGGATGGAAAAGAAATTTCCAATGCGATATATTTCCCTTCGATATTGTCGAGGGCCACCAGTTGCGCCAAAGTCAGCCCCTCGCCGTCGAAAGTCGGCTCGCCTGAATTATAAGAGATTACCCGGTACCTGAAATCGGCGTGAGGCGTGTCGGCAAAATCCATTGTCGCCAATTTCCATACGGTATCCTCGACGCCGGAATTCGTAATTTCGACGGACACGGCGGTCCCATCGTAAAACGGTTTTATCGGCTCGAGCATGTTTGCCGGCGCGGATTCCAGTTTTACATCCCGGATATGAAATTCATCTATATACAGGTAATCTTCGTTCGGGTTTAGGATAAAATCGAATTGAGTCGGACCGACGCTTAAGATCGGACTATAATTTATGTTACTGGGGCCGCTGGCGACTTCGGATTCATTTACGAATATTTTCAACATGGTTTTGCTTTCGGCGGTATCGTAGTAAACCGCGCAAGTTATATCGTGCCATTCGTCCGCTTGCAATGCGGACACTGCGGTCACCTGAAAAACCATATTGCCTAACAAGGGATGTCTTATTATATGCCTGAATTGTATGTTGGCGTTCGCTTGTATGATTGACGCCATTTCAGAGCCGTCGCCTAGGCCTTTGTAAGCGAACATATACGCGGCTATCTCTACGGAAGCCGGTTTGTATAAGAATCTGAAATAGCGAGCCTTGGCGGAAACAGCCGGCAACGAGTCCACCGTCGCCCCGGCAAGCGCCACATTCGCTCGGAGACAATTTCCGAAGCCGGACTTCGAGGCGACCGCCGTTCCCTGCTTATATATTCGATACCGACCCTCGATTACCTCCAACTCCGCATCGCTGGCCGGATCATCGAACTCGAAATGGCACAGCCAGATATAATTATCCACAGGCTTTTTTATGAGTCGCCCGCCTTTTATCTCGAGCGAGTCCGCCGGAGTGAATTCGGCGGAACTGTAATCTAAAATCGCAAGCATAAAATCAATCCGTGTTTTCGTACAAAATAACCTTTACGTCCGTTACCGTGCTCGCCGCCGCTTTCGCGTCAACTTGCAAATAGCCGAATACGTCGTCCCCGGAACTGGTGACAACGCAAGTCGCCCCGGAGGCCAATGTATCCGAGCAATTCGACGCGCTAACGTGCGAATAATTCGCGTGGTCGGCGTCAAGCTCGACCGCGTAAGTCGTCACGCCGATATCGGGGACCGCCTTAACGTCCAGGTCGACGAGCGGGTTTGCTCCGGTGTTCAGAACGAACAGCGTCCACCCGTGGCCGTGAATTTCCTGAATCGAAAAGACCGCCGTGGAAGTTCCCGCCAGGTCCGCCGTGGATTGTTCCGACTTTTTTATCGGCTTGAACATCGTGCCGCCCGAAATGGTCTTCGAGCCGACTGTTAGGGCAAACACAATCGCCGCGATAAGTAAAAACGTCAACGAAGCAACAACAATTCGTTTCATTTTATCCTCCGTTTTTTATGCAGGGGCGTAGCGACGCTACGCCCCTACAGCCTTAAGCATGGAGCCTTAAGCCTTCTTTTTACCAATCCGCGCGAATGGCGCACTCGGCGTTTTCGTATTCGAAATCAGGCTTCACGCTGTTGACCATGTCCGTGCGTTGCGCCTTCGCCTCACGCTCCGGCTCCATGGTGATATCGCGCTGTATGCCATAGACGGTGTTGTCGGGGTGAGAGAGCCACGCTTTTTTCACGGGCATCGACGGAACCACCTCGACCGGAACCTGCTTGTAAACGAGCTTGTTCATGCCCGTCTGCGCGGAATCCCCAAGCGCCGTGCCGCGAGCCTTCAGCAGGTTGCGATAAGAGTTCTCGCAATGCCACGGCACCCAGAATCTCCAGTTCTGGAAATCCTTCCTGTGGGCCTCCGGGATACACACAAGCATTCGCTCGAACATGTTCTCCGGCCAGCTCAGGCCGCCGAGAGCTCCGTCGAGATCGAAGTAATCGGCTTCGTATTTCCAGTAGTACTGTGTGCTGTTGGCCAGGCCGGCAAGCGTGACATCGCCGCTGTAATAGTCGATGGTTCCGGAGATACCGCTTGCGGCGGCCTCGACGATAGTGCCGTCGCCGTTGTCGCGCGCGACGATGGTGTCTCCGCCCGCGCCCGGATACGCGCCGGTGGCGAGCTGCCAGTAGCCGGTGGTTGCGTAGATTTTCAAAGGCACGGCCACGCTGTGATCGAGAACCTGGGTGGTCTCGGCCCCGCCTGTGGTAAACGTGTCCTTCTGTTCCTTTGCGGCCTCTTCGACGCAGACGCGGCCGCAGAGTTTGAGCCAGCCATCGTTAAGCGCGAGCAGCGTATCGCCACTGTCGGTGTCGCCCAGGATGCCCCACTCCTCGATGTCCAGGCCGACGCGTTCGGCCATCATGTCGATGAAGGTCTGCTCGAAGTTTTTCTTCTCGAGATTCTCCTCGAGTAACTCATCGGTTAAAGACCCGACTCCCATAGCCTTCACGGCGGTTAACGTGCGCTGCTCGAACGTAGGCGCTACCGCATTCGCGACGTCGAAAGCGGCACCTTCGTTCGGGGGCGCGGTGAGAATGCGGGACGCAAATCCCACACGGTCGATTTTCCGGGTGGCGTTCCGCATCTTGTATAGCCGCGCCTGCGGAAGCACCACGGCCTTGTTTTGAAGCATCCGAATGTATCGGTCGGCCTGTTCGTCGTTAAGCTTCGACGCGCCCAGGGAGGCCACCGTGGAGACGCCCTTGGTGGCCACTCGGCTTTTGAGCGCTTCGAGCATTTGAGCTAAAGTCAACATTGTTTTTTCCTCCTCATGTTTTCAGGCAAGGGATTTAAATCCCTTGTCCGTATTGGCTATTGAATTCTTCTTCCGTAAGTGTCGCGTTGAGGCCCTTGTTCCTTTTTCGCAACGGTCTCGCCCGTCTCGCCGTCCTGCCCGACTATCCCGCGCGATTTCGCCGCGAGGGCTTTCTCCACGTCCTTCTGGAATTTCTCGAATTTCAGAACCTTCGATTTCAACGCGGCGTCGCCTTCGCCCGAGTCGCCTTCCCCTTCGCCCTTGCCCACCGTGCCGAGCATGTCTTCGAGTATCGCAATGTGGGCCTTGAGGACTTTGATCTTATCGTCCTTACCCTCCACGTCCTCCTCGTCCTCGTAAAGTTCAAGCAACGAGTTCTTGGCTTCCGCGAGTTTCACGGCCACGGGGTCCTTCTCCGGCGCGGTGGTTTGTTTTTCGGGTTCCGGTTTCGCGTCCGTTGCCGGCTCCGTTGCCGCCGCCGTCTCTTTGCCCGCGCTGTCCGAACCCTTGCCTTCAATCGCCTCGACGCGCTTCACCAGATCTGCGACAAGCTGAGTCAAGTCTCCCAGGGCGTCTTTCATGGCTGCCTTGATTTTTTCTTCATCCATATCATCCTCCATATCGCCGAACTGCGACGTCCGGCCTTCTTGTTTTTGTTGTTTGTCCGATTTTATGTGAAAGCGGTTTAACAGCCGCTGAATTAAGTTGCCGTTTTCATCTTTGCTCTTTATCGCCACCCACTTCGATTTCCATACGGCGGGGTCTTCCACCACGGAAACCGTTATGACAACGAAATCCTCGCCGAGGTCGCGAAGCAACGTCTTGCGCTTGTCCGCCGTGGCCGCGCTCTTGGTCGCCGGAGCGTCCTCGCGCCGCGCGGCGGTTATCGAGAAGCCCTTGTACTTTTCGTTGAGAATACCGTTCCACGTTTCGTTGTCCTTGATCTTCGCGCTCATCATCCACGCGCCTTTCGGCAAAACCATATCGCCGAACATTTCCTCCTTGCGCAATATCCAGCTTTCGACCGGCACGGCGGCGGCGTTGAACGAATGGCCCTTGTCCACTATCTGGTATTTCTCCATCCACTCGATAGCCACGCCTTCGACCTGCTCCTCGGTAACAACCTCGTCGTCGCTGTCCTTCTCGCCGGGCACAAGCACCGGCGCGGTGACTATGCGCTTGGCGGAATCCTTACGCACAATCGGCCCGGCGAGGCTTATCGCATCCGCAGATTGCGCGGAATCCACAGATAGCGAGGATTCTATAGACGCTAAAAATTCAAAAAGTTTTTTTCCAATATCTTCAACGCTCATAGCGCCCTCCTTGAGTCTTGATTTTATACTTCATAATTTCTTAACTATCTCCACAAGGTCGCCTTCCCGGAACTGCGTCATGCCGGGCGGCGCGATTTTCCCGCGCGGCATGATGAACGGCACAACCGCGCAACGGCATTGCATCCACTCCTCGAACGGTCCGCTGCGGTCTTTCGGATACTTCAAGCCGTTCGAGAATTCCGTTCCGACGCGAACTATCTCGCCGTGCAGATCGGCGTGTGAATCGCGCACGTCGTCATCGTCCGCGGTCCACCACTGGTGGTAATCGATAACAGGGTTGTCGAGGTGCCGCCCGTAAGTGGCTAATCCCTGCGCGCCGCCTATCTCGTTCCGCGCTATGCGCGCCAGCTCGTATTCCCTCATCCCCGTAAAAGTTTGCTTCAATCGTCGCGCGGCTTCCTGCGGGCCGAGTCCTTCCGAATAGGTTTTCGATATGACATCCATCACGTTGCCGCGCATGCGTGACAGGGTTTTTTTCGACGCCTCGAACGCGTGCTCCCGCATCAATTTCGTTGCGCTTCGCGGCAAGTCTTTCATGCGCGATATTTCGCTCTCGATAACTCCCGCGAACTCGCTTTCGATTTGCTTAAACCCGCTCGCAAGAGTCGGATTGTTCATTCCGCCGGGCTGTTTCAATTTCTCATTCATTGCCTTTGCCACGCGATTCATCAGCTTGCGAAGCTTCGCTTCGAGCCGTTGTTCGGCGGCGGCCAGGTAAGGGTCTCCGCCCTTAATCGCCCAATTGTTTATCTCGACGGCCATTTGCTCAATTAACCCCATGCGCCGCCCTGTCCTTTATCGCCAGGTTCACCAGCCGGTCGTGAAGCTGCTTGAGCGATTTCATCAGCTCCTCGTTCGTCTGCCTGCCCACCTCGATAGGCTGCCCGTTCAGGTAGTGATAGTTCATTGCGTCTTCGTCCTCGACTTCGCTCAACCCGAATCGCCCGCCGAAATATCGTATCAATTCGTTCGGAGTCATCGAAGCTTTACCGAACAGGAACTCCGCGATCTTCATGTCGTGTTCTTCGTCCGAGTCATCGAGGTCTTCGAGCCGGAATTTCCAATCGTTTATCCCGAACCCCTTTTGAATTATTCTTATATTTATCATCCGCGCGAGTTTTCTTTTGCGAGGCGCCAGCACGGAAGTCTTGTAAATGCCCGTCGCTTCCTTGCCGAGGTTTCCACCGAGCGTGCCCGCCGTCATAATTCCCACGCGGTACGGCGGGACTCCGTGCGCCACGAGTATTTCGTCGCGCATGTCGGTTCGATAAAACCTGAAACTCGCGTCCTTGGTCTCGACCGCCAGCTTCTCAAACTCGACCTTGACCTCGCCGCCATCCTCGGTGTTGGGGATCGCCAATATCAACGGAGCGTGCGGGTTGTCCTTTATGGTTTTGAGGTGCGCCTTAATTTCCTTAACAACCTCGTATTCGCTGTTCTCGTCGGGGTCCCCCAGGTCGTAATCGCCCGTGATATAAATCGCATACGAGGGTACGCCGTAAGTTGCGAAGAAGCTGATGTTGTAGTCCGTCAGGGATTGCAGGCCGAGCAACGCGCCGAGAGCGGGCATAACGTCCGACGCGCCGTAATAGTCGCTTTGCGGATCGTAATTCTTGAGGAATATTATCTCGGTCGCGCGCTTGTCCGGCGCAAGCGAACCGAGCGGATATTCTTCTCCGTTTTCATAGTCGATATCCCGCTCGTATCCGTATCGCTTGAACCATCGCTTTTTTGTTCCGCGCTGCTGGCAGTATTTCTCGCGCGATTTGTGAATACGCACGGTGTGCGCGCGAAGGTGCGCCAACAGTTTCGGCTCGCCCTCCGGCGCGTAATTCTCGCGCACCAGCTCGATGAAACAATAGCCGAGCGCCTCGTAATCTATCAAGGCGTTTACCAGGATGTTCTCCAGCGTTTCGTCGTCGGAGCCGGCGCAGTTATCGAAAAAGTCTTTTAGTTTTTCCCTGTTTGCTTCGGAGCCTTCTCCATCTCCAGTCGAGGACAGTCCCCACCCCAGACCCGCAACGTCATGAGCCTTGGTGTCGCAACACCTGTAGTGCCATGTGTTCAGCTTCATCGCCTGGATAAGCGTCTCGGCGCTGTAAAGCGGCGCAGCAAGCCCGCTCTGGCCGTAAGACCCGGAAAACGGGTCTTCGGTTATCGCGCGGCTTTTTTCCTCATCCTCCGACTTCAAGGCGTACCTTTCCAAGACGGAAGTGAGCGCCACTTCGTCGCGGTCGGTAGCTATGGCAAATGCGCGTCTCAAATTAGGCTTCAGGCATCAGGTAAGGCAAGGGATTTAAATCCCTTGCCTGAACCCAGAGCCTTATTTCCCTACCGCCTCCACGATCTTGGATGCAGTGCTCTCGCCGATGCCGCTTATCTCAACGAGGTCGTCCTCGCTGGTCATGCGTACCTTTTCGATAGTGTCCAGGCCGGCCTCGCGCAGAAGCTCGACCACGTGCTCGCCAAGCTTGTCTTCGAGGGCGTCGATATCGACATGCTCGTCGATGTCCTTTCCGACATCCACGCCGTCCGCCTTTTCCTCGCCCTCAATCGCGATGTGATGCTTCACGCAAGCCACGTTGAAGATGTGCTCCGGGCCGCTGGACTCGATGTCCCGATGCGCGTTTTTGTGCATCGCCTCGACGCAATGCTTGATAACTTTCTCCTCGTCGGTTTTCGGGTTGTCCCGAATTTCCTTCCACTGTCTCATGTCTATCTCCTTTTCGTTAGGCTTCTGGCCTTAAGCCTTAAGCCTTGTTTTCATCTGGCGCTAAACGCAAGCGCTTTGCTTTTTTTGCGTTGCGCGACCGCGAGCAGGTGCACGTTCGAGTCGACAATATCGTCATGCTCTCCTTCGGGGAACAAGAGGAACTCCTCGATAACGTCCGAGTTGAGCATGTGCTTCGGGTACCGCACCCGCCCGTTTTCCACCTGCGCGCTATACTTTTCCGCGCGGGCGATCTTGTCCTTAATCGCCCTTACTCTAATTACCGGCATCCTGGTGTTTTTGCGTAAATGCTGATATATGAAATCCTGCGCGGCGTTGCTTTCTATACCGACTTTTGTCACCGGGTGCTTGGGTTTATTCCATTCGCGGTATTCGCTTTTAATCCGCTTCACCTGCCCGTCGAAACTCCACTTACCGCGCCTGACGGCTATTACATAAAGCGTCTTGGATTTGCGGTCCCATGCCCCCGTGGAAATAACGCAGTAATCGTTATGCGCCTTCTGGCCGACTGCCGGGTCCACCGCCTGCACGAGGAAAGCCTTCTCCGGTATGTCTCCCGGATCGTAAGCGTTTCGCTCAAACCATTCGAGCTTAAACAGCTTGCCCTTCATCGCTTCCGTGTCGTTCTGATATTGCGCGTTGAAAATAATCGTGCCGATATCGCTTTTGATCTGAAGCAATCCCTTGACGACGATTTTCCCACGCTCATCGACGCGGTTGTTAAGCGGCTGGAAATCTTCCCACAGCGCCGCGCCGTCGTTTCCAACGGCTTTATAAACTTTTAGAACGTCGGCCATCATGCCGGCCTTGCCGGTAAGCTCGCCGTACAGATCCTGCCAGTGGTACCGGGTGCCGATAACGTGAATCGATGCGCCGGGCATCAGGGTCGGCATAAGCGATTGCTTGAACTTGCGGCTGACCCGCGCGCGAACTTTTTCGCTCCGCGAATTGTCCTCGCTCACAACGTCGTCGCAGATAACCACCTCGTAATGGCCGCTTTGGATCGTGCTCAAAATTCCCGCGCCGGCCACCGTGCGCTCCTGCGCGATAATCGACCTGCGGTTGACCACAAAACCGTCGTCCGCCCAGACCGGCCCGCGCCAGTCCCCGAACATCGCTTTCCATCGGAAGCTTTCGAGTATGCCGCGAATGCGCCGCACCATGTCGAAAGCCAGGTCGTCGGTGGCGCTGACCACCAGGATGCGGACGTTCGGATTGCGGAGTATCAACCAGAGGGCGTACCCGATCGTCAAAATCGTGCTCTTGCCGTGCCCGCGTGGCGCGAGTATCAGCGTGCGGTTGTTATCAAGCTGAAACTTAAAAGCGTCCTTGTGAAACGGCTCGACCATAAAGCCGAGGACATGCTTGAGGAAGTAAACGAAATCCTTCCGGGCGCGTTCGCGTTTGGGCCGCTCATGCAATTGCAAAAGTTTGCCCTTGAACTGCTGAAGAACTTCGACCTCAAATGGAACGCTGCTCATCTCACATCCTCCCACTGAAGTCTTTTTCTTTTTTCATAATTCATACTTCACACTTCATACTTTCAGGCTGCCGCCCTCCTGTACGCTTCCATTTGCTCCGCGTCGATTATTTCCATCAACTCGGCGAGTACCTTCTGGCTCGATAGCAACTTCGCGAACTTCGGGTGCTTGTTAAGCGCGGCGAAGATCACGTCCGGCGTGGTCTCGCGCCCCTCGCGTTTCTTCTGGTTATTCACCGTCTCCTGTAGCTTCGCTTCAACCTGCACCAGGCCGCGATATGCATAAATAGCCTGGGCCTCTTTTCCGGTGATTTTTTTCGGAATGGACTTCCCGCTCGCAAGGTCTTCGTCGTCGAGGTCGAGGCCGGCCTTCACGCGCTCGCGGATTTCGGCCACTTCGTCGACGAGCAGCTCGAGGGGCGATACGTCGGGGTCGACTCTCTTCGCGCGGTTCTCGTCGGCGCGGTCCGCGCGCTCTTTCCAGTTGTATTCGGAAGCCCATCGCTTAACCGTCGAAACGGCGAGATACTTGTAATCCCGCCGCATGATCTCGGCAACCTTCTCGACGTTCCGATGTTTGAGATATAAATCGAACGCCCGTTCTCTGACTTTTTGCGGGTAGCCCATTTCATTCGGCGGACAGGAATGTCCACCCTCCTATTTCAGTTCCCAGCCGCATGAGCATCTGGTCCCCTGGATATATTTCCTGCACCACGGACATTTTCGAGTCCACACTCCGATCACGGGGAAGGGTGCAACTTCTGAATTGCGGTTATCGCGCCTGCGGTTATCGCGGCGATCCAACTCAGAATTGCCGCCATCCTGCCCACGGCTTTTTTCTCCGTCTCGAGACACACCAGTCTCTCCTCGATTGCGCCGAATTTATCGTTGCCATTTTTCAGCATGTCCTTTATGTCGGTCACGTCTTCGCGCATGCCTTCCACACGCTCGTCGAGCCGGGCAACAACGATGCCCAGCTCTGCGGTGGAAACGGGAATCTTTTTCTCTTCGCCTGTCACTTCTTACCTCAAGCCTGAAGCCTCAAGCCTGAAGCCTCTACTCCGTATCGTGCCGGCTGATTATTCCAATAATCCGGCCGTATATTCGAGCGAGGTCCGCAAGAGCTTTTACGACCTCCGTCGTTACATCACCTGGGTTCTCGAAGTTGCCCGCTGCGAGCATGCTCAACGCCCGTTCGATTGCGGTGTTCGCAACGGCCAGGCCGTCCCCGATGTCGGCGTCGATGTCATCGAGGTCGTCGCACCACTTGTAGCGCTTCGCGTCGCAGATTCCCTTGATGACGCCGTACAAAACGGGCAGCTCATTTTCCAAAGCCGTGACGACTTCCTGCGACTGTTCGAGATACTTCTGAACCTTCTCGATTTCCGTCAGAGGCTGCGCGTCGGGATCAGGTATTTTCTTCGGGCACCCGGAAACGGCAAGCCCGAACATTGTTCCGACGAGCACAAGCACAACCATGCTCTTCGCCAGCTTTTCTACTTTTGCCTTGGCGTTCTCCAGGTCGTTGATTAGCTTCTTCGTGTCCCTGCTTTTCCAGCCGACGATCCTGTTGGCGAGCTTCGCGGGGACGATGGTCGGGATCCAGCCGAGATATTTCGTGACCCAGTTGTCGTCCTTATCGCCCGGCGTAACCGTCACCACAACCCGCGCGATTGTCGCGAGCAGGCCAAGTCCGGCAAACCCGACAACAACCCACACTCCCCACGGCTGCGTCGCGGCGATTGCCAGGATGATCTCGACGAGCGTCTTCACCGCAACCGGATCAATTGCCGGCTCGGTGGCCGCTGCCGCAAACAGTATCAGCGGCGTTATAGCAAATGCCATAGCAAGAGCGATAAAAAAAATCAGACGTTTCATAACAACCTCCTTGTATCGCCGGCATCTTGCCGGCATTTTCTCTGCCGCCGAGACGGCGGCGTTACGAACCCCATCGACGGCCGCCGTGGCCGTATGCGCAGTCGACATGCACCCATGCGCCTGCGCCCTTGCGCGAATAGAAACCGAGCCGGTACGGATTCGGCAGACGCCGATCCAGTCTTTCACAAAGCTCGCGAAAATCGGAATAAGAAAAAGTGTCGTCGTATGGGCGGGTCGGCTTTACGTCCACCGCATGACCGGAAACATGCCGCGAAGTTTTCGCGCCTCCGCAACGGCGGTTGTATTTCTCGGTGCGGTGTCCGCTGACAATTACCAATCCCACGTCATGCGGGTGGCCGGTTCGCTTCCGCAACAATGCGTTCATGTCGCTGCGAAGCTTTTCGAGGAACACGACGGTGTCGCAGATCGTTACCGCGAAATCGTCGGGAAGAGGCGAGCCGTCATGGCACTGGAACTCGCTGGCCTTAAAATGTTCGCTGAGTTTTTCCTCCGGGTTCATTCAAGCCTCCAATCGGTTAGGCTTCAGGCTTAAGGCCTCAGACTTCAGGTTTTTTCCTTAAGCCTTGGGCCTTAAGCCTTGGGCCTTTTTCAAGGAACCCCACAATTACCCAGAGGTTAACGCAAAAATAAAGGGATTTGGGACTTATGCGACATAAGTTACTTAAGTGCTTGAAATTAAAAAGAAGGTTATGTCCCGTAAGAAGGCTTCAGGCTTCAGGCTTGAGGCTTTAGGTAAGAAAAAGCCGCCCAGATCGGGCGGCAATTGTAGCGCTGGCATCTTGCCGGCTTACAACAAAAAGCCAGGGTCGACGCCGAGAGCCTCGGCGTATTTTTTGATAGTGTCGGACCGCATGCGCGTGCGGCCACTAATGTGCGCCTGGACGGTGGGCTGTGATACGCCGACCATCTCCGCGAATTTAACCTGTGTGATTTTTTTCTCCGCTAGGATTTTCGCGAGGGGCGTAGGGTGTTTTAGTTTTTCGAGTTCCCCACGCAGCCACGGCAGGTCGATAACGTCCTCGGAAAATGCAAGGCCGCTTTCAATTTCCTGTTGGCGCTGTGCGTTACAGGCGAGGCAGGTGCAGTTGCCGCGACACTCGAAATAACTGTGACCGCATTGCGCGCAAACACCGTCCCATTCGGAGTAATGCCCGAGGCGGGATTTTAAATTTTCCGCCTCGAGTAGCCTGATATTTTCCACGATCAGTTTATCAACCATCGTTTACATCCCTCGCGCGAGAAAATAATATCCGCATCCCAGACCCGCGCTTGCGGGGTGTAATGCTCAAAACCCGACGCCAACCGTATGCGTCACGGCTAATGTCACAGTCGACGCCACGGCTCCCCCACAGTTTACAAATAGCGGGATTTAAATTACCCGGTATGCCGTCGGGCATATCCCACAATGCTACCGACAGCAGATTGTTTTTATTGTCGGTTCGTTCAACGAGGCATCCCTCGTCGCCCACACGTAGCGGTCGGCCATCGGGTTCATAGAGAAAATCCCATGTGGCCTCCTCAAAACCCAGAAACAAATTGGCCGATTCTCCAATTATTTCCGCCACCACCTCACCATTTTTTTTGTGTATTGTCCTCACTGTCTTCTCCCTCTCAGTAATCATCCTGGTGTTTTTCACATAAATAGCGGCCCGCCCCTGACACCCACTGCACAAATTCATCGTCGCCGCAAACATCGCATTTTTTAGGCATCGCCGCCTCACGACGCTCCGCCTCGTGGATCGCCGCCAGCACGGTTTTGAATGTGACCGGCTCGGTCACTCGGTATATCCGCGCGTTTGTTTTCATCCAGCAATCCTCACATAAAACCATGCAGCCGTTAGTGTGTGTGCGTTGTAGCCGCTCGGAAATGACGTTGTTGCAATCCAGCTCGGTGCATATTGATTTTTGTGGCGCGTGAGGTGTGATGATAGGCATGACAAACGACTCTCCTGCATTCTCAATTACCATTGTTAATTCCTCTCTCAAATTTTTCATTGTCTTCTCCTTTCTCTCGTTGATGCTTCTATTGTAGCATATAACCTATATTTGTCAACCCCCTGGGAGCTTTTTTTGAAATTTTTTTTCACAATGATATCAGGTACTTAGGAAAAACAAGAAATTTATTTCCCGCGCCTGGCCTGAAGTCTAGGGCCTGAAGCCTAAAGCCTTCCTATAATACTGATAGGCGGGATTCGGTTTATATAAAAAAGGTGTCCAGAGGGTTGGACTCGTTCCTTGTAATAGAAAATAATACCGGGTTACGCTTTAGATTTTATCTTCAACGTTGGGAGCATCTTCCGTAATCTTATTTTTCATTTCATATTTAATCATCTCATCCCACATCATGCCGCCAAACGGCCCATACCTCATTTGCGCCTGCAAAACAATCAAAGTCTCCCCCAACTCCCACTCGTCAAAACACCGCGCTTGTCCCGCCACGATAGCCGCATCCAAATCCACCGTCCCCGATCTATTTACACAATCGCTCCGTTTCGGTTCCCCATACTTTTTCCGCATCGCCACTTTAAGCTGCTTGTAAGTATATAAAGGGCCATACGGCGAACCGCTCACCGTCACACCCATCATTGGCATTGGCGTTATTCCCACCTTCCATAATCTCTTTTCCTTCGCATCAAAATAAAAACCAACCGCCACCTTTATCTTTATCAATTTATCGTAATAATAAGTATACCCGCGCTTTGCTTTTCCCTTCCATTTTTTCCCCGGAAAAGCGGACTTCACTTCTTTTGGAGACATCCCCCACTTTGCGCCCTGGTATCCGCCGGGGTCGGGCGGCTTGGAATGAGCCAACGAAAACACCAGAACCATCGCTACGATCAAACCAACTTTTCTCACGGTTCGGCCTCCTTCCCCTCGACGTGTTTTACTTCCTCATAGTCCTGCTCGACGCGAGCTTTCATAACCTCAGCCACGAATAATTTATCTACCTGTTCACGCCTATCGGGTGACAGGGTGTTGTATACCTCATCCGCTATTGAACGCGCCTGGTGTTTTAATTGGGAGGGTGTGTATGGTGTGCTTTGGCCCAATGGATAATCCCCCACACCTTCTTTGACTCTATCCTGCTTGAAAGGTTCTGTCAAGGCTAATTCGGGATTCTCAGGACATTCCTTCGTGTGGCGGCGCATTTCGAGAAGGGTTTTCATTTTTTTCTTTTGAGGCTTGGATGTGCCAGAAATCCAATGTTTAACGGCAGCGCCCGATACGTCAAGGGCTCGTCCGAATTTCTCCATGTTCCCGCCCGCAATAACATCAACCAGCTTTGCGATATCTTCCTTATTTAATATTTCTTCCAAATTCTTTATCCTCCCCCTTGACAAGTGTAAAATACTTAGTTACCTTTTAAACCATGATTCCAAATACTTTAATTCGTATGCCTCCCAGAAGCCCAAAACGCATTCGACTCAAGCACAAGCTTGAGTTGATTGGATACCGCCCAAACGAGGCGGTAGCGGCCATAGCGGGCGTGACTCCACAGTTTGCTTCGATGTGGTTTGCGGGCAAGCGCAACAGCGAGATTGTCGAGCAGGCGATAGGCGAGCTACTTCGGGAGGCGGCATGATAAGAAGGCTTAAGGCTCAAGGCTTTAGGCCTCAGACGTTTTTTTCCGGCAGCCGCAGCGGCATGCGGCACAGCATTTCTCCTTTCCGGTGGCGCGGCGGATGCACTCCCCGCCGCGCCGACGTATATCCCCGTAGGGGCGCAATTCATTGCGCCCTTGCGTTCTCTAAGTTCATTCACGGAATTTTCCACCCAACACAAAACAGGCTTAAGGCTTCAGGCCTCAGGCATAAGGCTAAGATTATCACGGAGCATTCGTTTAGTCAAACGATATTTAAGCTCATGGCTCACAACCAATAACTCAAAACGGAGGAACCCACATGGAAGAACCCACAAAGAAGGAAAAGGATTTTGAGGAACACGTCAGGGCGCGTTACTGGCAAGGTAATTTCTGCCCGATGATGCAGGGCTTTGTCAGCCAGGCGATTTGCGACCAGGTTGCCGACCCGCTTCACATTAAATGCCGCGAGTGCCCTCGTCGGCAAGTGAGTCAGGCTTAAGGCTTAAGGCTTTAGGCTTCAGGAAGAAAGGGGAAAACTATGGCTGACTTTGCGGACGGCATAAGCGTTTTAATCATGCTCGCCGAGAACGACTGGTACGGGATCACCTCTCGCGAGATCGCCAATAAGCATAAATGGGATTACCAGAAGGCGCTCCGCGTGCTGAGAGACGTGTCCGCCGAGGGACTCATCCACGCGCAGCCGAACGGCGCATGGCGTCTTAGTGAAGACTTCCTCGGCCTGCTCGTCACCGCTCAAGCGTCTTTCCTCGACCGGCTCAACACATTAACCACCGCCCCGGCGGTTCAAATCAAATCCACAGATGACGCAGATTTCGCAGAAAATAAAAAGCAATCTATGCCATCCGCGGAATCTGTGGAAGAAAAATGACGACACCCCACGCGCAGATGCTCGCGATGCTTAACCTGCACCGAGGTCGCCACAACGCGATCCCGCTGCCCAAGCTCGCCTACTTCCTGCGCACGAGCACTCGTGAAGTCCAGAACGTCAAGCGCGAGCTTATTCTCGATGGCTATCAGATCGGCTCGGCCTGCGGATCGAAGCCCGGCATATATATGATCGTCGATGAAGAAGACCGGCGCGTCGCCGCAAAGCAAATACGCAACAGGATTATCAGCCTGGCGAAGGTGCTGCGGACTTACGATAAAAGCCGCTGGGTGCTCGAGCTGTGCGGTCAACTCGAAATGCTGAATGAAATGGAAGGTTAAGAAAGTATAAAGTGTGAAGTGTAAAGTATGAAAGGGGAAGAAAATGCCGCGTAAAAAGACCAACGGAAAAAAGAACACTAAAGCCTCAAGCCTGAAGCCTAAAGCCTCGACGCCTAAAGTCTCGAAGCTCGACCTCGCCAATATCGAGAAGGCGGAAAAGGACAAAGCGCTCGAACTGGCGCTTGTGCCCTACACCGAGAACCTGCCGTATCAACGCGACCGCATTGTCGCCGAATGCAAGTTCCTTAACAACCGTATGGGCGAAGCCGGTTTCGAGCTGGGCAATCGCCTCATTCTGTTGCGCGAAAAAGAACCGCAAAAGGATTGGCTGAACCTCTGCGAAAAAGATATTGGAATCGGTCGCTCCTGGGCTTATACGTTGATGGAGCTTGCCCGCCGCTTTGCCGAGGTTCCACGCATCCGCGAGAGTCTCGGGTCAGTGCGGCGCTTGATGGCTTTGAACGTTTCGGAGAGCGAACTGCGCGAAGCGGAGAAGTCGGGAATGTTGCGCGGCGCTCCGGTGGACGAGATAGACCGTATGACGTTCGACGAGATCAAGAAACTTGCCCGCAAGCAGGACAAGCGGATTGGCGACGCTAAGAAGCAAGTCGACGATTTACGCAAGAAAAACGTGGACCTCGAGCGGATGGTTGACGAGATGCAGGAGGGCGGCGTTGACGACGTTGCCATGAACCGGTTTATCAACGAGTCCGAGAAGAAGCTACAGGGCATGCTGGCGATGATCGAATCTCACAACGATGTAAACGTTCCCAAGCTAAACCTGATGACCCGCAAGCGGTTCGTCGGTTTTGTGGCGACGCTCCGCGACCAGGTGGACGCGCTCTGTTCGGAAGTTTACGCGGCCCAGGGTATCCACGCCGCCGATCTCGTCAAGGACGGCGTTTACGAACCACCGACGAACCAGGCTTAAGGCTCAAGACTCATAACTCAATGACCGAATTATCCAAAATACTGACATCCCGAAAGCCCGAAAAGGAAATCGCGTTGCTGTTCGCGCAGTGCGGCGCGACGCGCGAGCGTGGCGATATGTGCCGGCGCGTGATGGAGCTTACCGGCTGGAGTCGGAACAAGGTTTACGACCTGGCGAAGCGCGGCGGATGGTCGAGCGGGCGGAAGGCGCGGAGCGACAAGGGGAAATGGGCGCTCACTCGCGATGAAGTCCGGCAGTTAATCGCGATGACCAAAAAGACCAAGCGCAAAGGGCTGAGGATGACCGCGCCCGCCGAGGTGGCGCTCGACATTGCCGAGATGAACGGCCTGATCGGCGCGAAGGTAAGTCCCGCGACGTTATGCCGGTACATGCGCGAAATGGGCATGAGCAAGCGCGAGATGCGGGTGGCGATGGATCGCGGCACCCACACCCACATTGCCACCGACCATCCGAATCACGAATGGCAGGTGGATGTCACTCCCTGCAACCAGTTTTATTTCAAGGGCAAGGGCCTGAAGGTTGACGAATATTACGACCCGATAAATAAAAACAAGGTCGAGGTTATCGACCGGCTGGCGAAGCGGAAGAAGATTTTGCGGTACGCCGCGATAGACCATTACAGCGGCGCGTTTTACGTGAGGTACTTCGAGTCGCCCGGCGAGAACATGCGCGACGCGCTTGAATTTATCATCAAGGCTATGCAGCCGAAGTCCGACCCCGACAGGTACCCGCTTCGCGGAGTCCCGCTTCAGATATGCGCGGATCGTGGCGGCGCTTTCAAGAACTTTATGCTTGCGAATTTTTTAGATCATCTCGAATGCAACCTTTATTTGCATGAGCCGGAAAACCCGAATCGCAAGGGCGCGGTCGAGGGGTTTATGAACATCTGGGAGATGCACTTCGAGAGCCGGTTGAAGTTCGAGCGGATAGAGAACCTGGGCGAGATGAACGAGCTTGCCGAGATGTATTGTTTGCGATTGAACGCCACCAAGAAACACACCAGGCACGGCCACACCCGCACTGCGTTCTGGTCGACGATACGGAACGAGCGGCTCCGCAACTTGCCGGACATCGAGGTGTGCCGCGAGTTGATACACCTGAAGCCGGAAACCCGAGTCGTAACTCCCGACCGGGAGATAAGCTATAACGGCGATCCGTATCGCGTGGCGGACCCCGCGCTTATCGACAAGAAGGTTATCGTTCGCATGAACCCATACGTCGATAACGAGGTGACCGTCGAATACGAAGACGCGCGTTACGCATGCCCGTTGATCGAAAGGGATGACGAGTCCGGGTTCCGGGTCGATTCCGTGCCCGCCGTCGCGAGCGGCGATTACGATGACGAGCGATACGCGCACCGCGTGAACACGCCGACGATGGAAGCAATGAACGAACTGCCGAAACTTCCGCCGTTAAAGGGCTTCCGACGCGACACCGACGACATCGCCGTCGCGTCACTCGGCGGTCGCAGGCGCGGCGAGGATGTGGATGTAGGGGCGTCGCATGCTGCGCCCAGGGAGTACGACAACACTTCCGCGCGAATCAAGCTGCTCGATATCCTCGGCCGCGAATCGTTCACCGCCGAGGAGGTCGCCTGGATCGAACGCAACTGGGGCGACACGGTCGCCGCAGACCGCATAAACGAGACCGCCACAATCTTCAAGGGCGAAGCGCTTAAACCTGAAGCCTTAAGCCTTGCGCCTTCCCCACAAGGAACCCACAATGTCCCGAAAATTATCCGGTAAAAGTTTACGATCATTCCGAATCGAGCGCGGGCTGACTCAAAGGCAGTTGGCTATGAAGCTCGAAATCACCCGCGCGCACTTATCGAAAATCGAGTGCGGCAAATATTGCATATCGCCCGAAGTTTCCGCGAAGCTCGAAACGCTCGTCGACAATTTCGTCCCGCATTCCCGCCCGGTGCTTGCCCGCCTGATGGACAACCACGGTATTTGCGCGCGGGACCTGGCGCGGGAGACCAGGCTGTCTGAAGTCACGGTGCGGGACATTCTCGCGGGAGAGCCGAACCGAGTGGGCGCTAAAAAGGTAATCGAAGCGTGGGCCGCATCGCGCGGCCTGCCTGTTAAAAACCTATGGATAGAACAGGAGGAACCCCCGATGGAAGGATTGGACTTAACGGAAACCGCGAGGTCGCGATTCAAGCTATTCGCGGACCCGTTCGATTCGGACCTCGACCCCGAAACGTTTTTCGGAGGTCGGAAGAGCGAATGGCCGGAGATCAACGATATCGAGAAGCGCCTCGAAGCCGCTTACCTGAAACAGAAGAACGTGGCCATTCGCGGCCAGGTGGGCAGCGGCAAGAGCACACTCAACCGCAGGCTGCTCGGCAGGTTCGAGAAGGACGGCGAGCCGGTGTTTGTTATCGAGCCGGAGATCGTGGACAAGAAGTTGCTCAGGCCGTCGCTGATTCTCGAACGCATCATTCGCGACTGCAACGTCGCCGACTCGAGGGTGTCGCTCGGCGCGTCTCTCGAAGAGCGCAGCTCGAGGGCGAAGAAGGCGCTGACCACCGTCGCGGATCGAGGCTTGCGGGCGACGCTTCTTATAGAGGAAGCGCATGAGTTGCCGGACGACACGATCAAGCAGTTCAAGACGATGAGCGAATGGTTCCGGGGCGTCGACAAGCTCATCTCGATTGTGATGATAGGCCAGCCGGAGCTCGACCAGAAGATCAAGCGGTGGACAAACCGCCAGTGGTTTTCGCGATGCGTCACGATCCACATGCCGGGCCTTGGGAACCGCATCGGCGCGTACATCAAGTTTCGCTGCGAAGCCAAGGGCGTCAACCCGGACAAGCTGTTCGCGGCGGACGGCCTGAAGGCGATCACTTCGCGCATGGCCACGCAGACTTACGACACGCCGCTTCTCGTCGGGAACTTCACCAAGGCGTGCGTCAACAAAGCGGCAGCGCTCGGAACGAAAGTCGACGAGCGGGTGGTGCTCGAAACCCGCCCGATGCTCAGACCCGACAAGGCGGAGCTTAAATCGATTAGAAAAAAGGCGAGAGCCTGAGGCCTTAAGCCTGAAGCCTTCTTTACGAGGAACCCCGCGAAATAAACTCGTGAGGAGGATTAGAACGATGGAAACGGCAGAAGCAAAAAAACTTACGGACCTTACCGCCCTGGTGGACGAGGGCGGGCAGCTTGACGAGGACGTGAAGGAGAAAACCAAGCAGTTGAAAAAGGTCAAGACGGACACTGGTATCGAAGCGGAAAAGGTCTGCGAGGACGGCGAGTCGCTCACCCTGGTCGGGAACATCTTCCAGGCGGACGTGGCGTTCTCGCCCGCGATGAAGGACATGCCGGAAGGCCTGGCGGACGTGATCGACGAGGTGGACCCGGAGATCGGGAAAAAGCTTTTCCCGTATTCGGTCGAGGAGACGCATTACGCTTTTCTTAATGACGCGGACGCTCTCAAGGAATTGAAGGAGTCGGACCCGGAACTGTTCAAGCGGCTGTTCAAGCGCGTGAACCGGAAGGTCGAGCGCGGCCCAAACCAGGCGGAGATATCGAAGGCGCTGCGGGCCACATCGAAATCGAAAGAGAAACAACAGGTGAAGTCGATCCTGATGAGGCACGTCGCCCGCTGGTTCGTCAAGTCGGTATCATTCAAACGGAGGGCTGAGGACTGAGCATCCCGACCCACACCGCCGAGGGCAGGTCTCCTGACTGGACCCGCGCGAACCGCGACGCGCACGCGTTGGGGACCTCGCTCGGCATGGACCACGCCGCGCTGAGTGATTACGCGCGCATGAACCTGGGCGTCGAGAGCATGCGCGACCTGACGGCGCCGCAGTTGCGGAGGCTGTGCAAGATGCTCCGCGCCCAGGGGGCGAAGTTCAAACGGAAGCGCCGGAAGCGGTCGCCGGACGGGCAACGGCGTCGGTTCCGTGAGGACAACCCCGACGCGTTGCCGACTCCCGAACAGGATCGGTATTTGATGAAGCTGTTCGAGGACGTGGAGACGTTGCTCGGATCGCCCACAAACCGCACCGGCTTTATCAAGCGGGTGCTCAAGAATAAAAACCGCGTCTGGCCTCAAAACAGGGCAGAGGCGGCGAAGGTAATCGAAGGACTCAAAGGTTGGATATCGCAACTGAAACGTCGGCAATTGAAAGGGTAAGGACGAGCCGCCGCGCGTGGTGGTGGGTCGGCCAGGTACCGAGGCTGATAGGAAAGAGCCGCAGCCAGGTGTACCGAGACATCGGCGACGGCAAGCTCGTCGTCGAGCGGGAGGCCCCCCGGAAAACGAAGGTTCGCAAGGCGGCCCTGGTGAGATACCTGAAGCAATGGGACGAAAGTTAAAAGTAAAAAACAGGAGGACCGGCATTCCTGTCGGTCAAAAGGATGAAGGATGAAAAAGGAGATTAACCGTGACGACGACCATATATAAATATAAAATTCCACTTTTGGACTTGGACGAGCGGAGCAATTATTCAATCTCAATGGACGCTTTTTCAGAAATACTAAAGGTGGGCGTGCAACGCCACCAAGAGATATGTTTGTGGGCCGCCGTGCCTGGCTCGGGCCAAGTCCATCAACAAACATTTAAGGTTGTCGGCACAGGGCACCCGATTGACAGCGAAGACATATACGATATCGGCTCTCAATACATCGGCACCGTTTTTGACGGTCCGTTCGTGTGGCATGTATTCAAAGTGTAGGGACGGGTTTTAAATCTGTCCGAAAGGATGAAAGATGAAGATAACATCAGATGAATTGTTTTTATATTACCAACCAGACCACCCCGAAGCGGGTAAGCTGGCCATGCCTATTGATCTCGTAATTCGGGCACTTGAAGACGCCGGGTTTGAAGTTGATGAGCCAGGCGAAACGAACCACCCCACCATCGTCTGCCTGTGCGGGTCGACGCGGTTTTGGCGGGAGTTTCAACGGGCGAGTTTGCGGGAGACTCTCGCGGGAAAGATCGTTTTGTCTATCGGCGCAGCTTCCGGTACGGATGACGAGCATTTCGGGAACTTGCCGAGAGAGGAATACGACCGGATTAAGGCTGAACTCGACGAGCTGCATTTGCGGAAGATCGACCTGGCGGACGAGGTCCTGATTCTGAACGTGGGCGGATACATCGGCGAGTCCACATCCCGCGAGTTGGAATACGCCCGCAAGCTGGGCAAGAGGGTACGGTTCCTGGAGCCGGAATGATTCGGGCGATTGATATATGCGCCGGCGCGGGCGGCTGGGCTTGCGCTGCGGAGCGGCTGGACAGTAAAAATTATTACGGCGATATCGGTTACGAAGGCAAGCCGATACAAATCGTGGCGGCTGTTGATTTCGCCGAGGATTGCCTGGCGACTTATAAATACAACCACGACAGGCCGGGCGGCGTTGCCGAGGGGTGCGAGTTTATACATAAGGATGTGCGAGAGGTGAACTTTACGCCTTTTATTGGAGGGATTGATTTGATGTTGGGCGGCATACCATGTGAGACGATCACGCGCATGCGTAATCAGGCAATGCCGTCGGGCGATGAGTTATTCGATTGGCTCCTGACGCTTGACGCATGTCTGAATGCCGTTAAGGCGATCAAGCCTGCATGGTGGTGCCTGGAAGATGTGGTTGAGGTCGTAAACCACCTTCCGGAAGGCACGCCTTTCCGTAAAATAAACTCAAACCAGTTCAGCCCTCAGAATCGCAACCGCGCCTACATCGGCGATTTTCCCGCCCCGAAGCCTGGCGTGAGAAACGATTTGGAGTTAATCGATTGCTTGAACCCCGGCCCGCACAATTTCCCGTTAGCATATCTGAACTATCAACAAAACCCCAGAGGAAGCGCATGGCGAGACAGTGGCACGGTACGAGAACTGGCATACTACGAAAAATGCCCGACGATTGTTCACGGCACAAAGAACCCGACCGGCTTTGTTATAAAAATGGATGATGGCCGGCGGCGTCTTATGAATTTATCGGAGATGGGGATAGCCCAGGGATTCCCGTCCGATTACGTGTTTATAGCGTCAAGACACCGGATGGCCAAAATGATCGGCCAGGCAGTCCAGGTGGACACTGGCGTGGCGATCCTGGAGGCGATTGTTAAGGCGCATCAGAGGCAAGCGGCATGAGTGAGAACGTAAAAACAATCCGCGTTTTCCCTCGGCGGACATCTTATACGCCGACGGACGAATTGGCCTTTGTTGGCGATCCGCCATTTTCTTTATTAATCCCCGACGACGCGGAAGAGGTCCATGTCTCAGTGACATTCTCTTGGGACATGGACGAAGGCCACAGGCTTGCCGTCGCATGGAGGAACGAGACGAAACTTAAAACGCTGATTGGCGGCCCGGCATTCGGACACACAGGGGATGAATTCACTCCGGGAAAATACTTAAAAAAGGGGATAACAATTACAAGCCGAGGGTGCCCAAACAAGTGCTGGTTTTGTGTGGTGCCCAGGCGGGATGGCAACACAAGAACCGTTGAGATTAAAAGGGGGCATATTTTGCAGGATGACACCATTTTGGCATGCCCCGAAAGCCACCAGAGCCAAGTGCTGTCTATGCTTAAAAGTCAAAGCAAGGCGGCCTCATTTCCTGGCGGATTAGACGTTGACCTGATAAAACCCTGGCACATAGATGCTATCTCTCAAATGAAAATAGACCAACTGTTTTTTGCCTATGACAGTGACGACGAAGAAAGGCTGGAACGGTTGCGCGTAGTCGCCAATGCAATGGGGTTGCCTCGCAGAAAAATGCGATGCTATGTCTTGGTTGGTTATGCCACCGATCACGTCGCACGGGCAGAAACAAGATGCCGGGCGGTGTGGGATGCGGGCATGTTGCCGTTTGCAATGTATTACCAAGGCAAAGAATTTAAGAGACCGAGTGGGGACTGGTATCACTTTTTAAGAAGGTGGGTGCGCCCCGCCGCCACATTCTCCTACATGAAAGCAATCGCCCCATGAACTCCGTCACCGAAATATATAAGAAGGTTCCGCCGTATTCCGCCGAGGCGGAGCGGGGCGTTTTGGGCGCGGTATTGCTCGACAATGTTGTGCTCGACCGCGCTGTGGAGTTGGCGCAGCCGGGGGACTTCTACGAGGCGCGGAACCGGCTGATATACGAGACGATGCTTGCGCTTTCGGAGCGTGGCGAGCCGATAGACCTGGTGACGTTGACGGACGAGCTGCGCCGTAACGACACGCTCGACAAGGCGGGCGGTGTGACTTATGTGAGCGCCCTTACCGAGGCGACGCCGACCGCGTCACACGTCGAGACTTACGCGCGGATTGTTCGCGCGAAGGCGATTGTGAGGACGGCGATTGCGGCGGCCGGAAAGATTTCGCAGCGCGGGTACGAAGACCCTGCCGACGTGGACGAATACCTCGATGAAGCCCAGGCCGCGTTGTTCGACCTGGCGTCACGTAAGGTCAAGAAATCGTATTGGTCGTTAAAGGAGCTTATCCCGAACGCGATCACTCAGATCGAAGCGCGGTCCAAACAGGGGGACCTTACCGGCGTGGCGACGGGTTATTACGACATAGACCAGCTTACCGGCGGGCTGCAACCTTCAGACTTGATTGTGATTGCGGGTCGGCCCGGTATGGGTAAGACGTCGCTCGCGTTGAACGTCGCCCGAAACGTTGTTGTCGAAACCGACGAGGCGGTTGCGTTTTTCAGCCTCGAAATGAGCAGGCTGCAACTGGCCACGCGGCTGTTTTGTTCGGAAGCGAAAGTCGATTCTGCGGACGTGCGGCGTGGGTACATCCATAAGGAAGACTGGGCGCGGCTCATGATCGCTTCAAACTTATTGATGGATGCGAAGCTTTATATCGACGACTCGGCGGCTTTGTCGACGCTCGAATTGAAGGCGAAGGCGCGGCGATTGGTCGTCGAGCATAACGTCAAGATGGTAGTGGTCGACTACATGCAACTGATGCGCGGGAACACGAGGGCGAGCGATGGCCGCGAGCGTGAGATATCGGATATCTCGCAGGCGTTAAAGGCGTTGGCGAAGGAGTTGGATGTGCCGGTGATCGCGCTATCGCAGCTCAACCGCGATTGCGAGAAGCGTGAGAATAAGCGGCCACGGTTGTCGGATTTGAGGGAATCGGGCGCGATCGAGCAAGACGCGGATTTGATTATATTTTTATATCGCGAGAAACGGTACGATCCGGACACGCCGGTGGGGAATGTCACTGAGGCTATTTTCGGGAAGCATCGCAACGGCCCGGAGGGCGTGACCATAAAACTAGCCTTTATCGAGGAATACGCGCGGTTTGAGAATCATGACCCGACACCAGTATCATAATCTGATAGAACTCTATCATTTCGAGGGTGTTTGAGGCCCTGTTTTAGTACTATTCCGACCTATCGAAAACCCCATAATACCGAGTTATCCTGAACATTACCCCCATATTATCCTGTTCGCGCGTGACTAATTCCGACTTACACAT